TAGTATTACTTAAAGTATATACTTATATTATATATATATAAATAATATAATACTTAAGGTAATACTTTAAGTACCCATCCTTAGCTCAACTGGATAGAGCAACTACCTTCTAAGTAGTAGGTTGCAGGTTCGAGTCCTGCAGGGTGGACCAAGGAGAAGTCTGATGGATGATCCACATGACGACTGTACACATTGGTTAGGAAAGATATGAAATACAAGGATGCAGTAGACAAGTACCTAAACACTCGACAGTTCGCCTCTCTCTCCTCCTCCTCCCAGAGGGGCTACGAGTCTTGCCTCACATCCTTTTGTCGTATGACTGTTATGGGCAGAAAGCTTAACAACATTAGGATTGATAAGATTAATGTTGTTACATGCACTGAGATGTACGACACATGGGAAGCAGTGACCTCGACCTCCAACGCAAACCATAATGCGAGAGTGTTCTCTGTTCTCATGAACTTTTTAGTGTCGTTGGATTTACTAACAAACAATCCAATGGCTAGGGTTAAGAAAAGAACCAGCACACCACGTTCAGTTATCTGGACACATGATCAGGTGGTTCAGTTCCTTGACGTTGCCTTCACTAAGTTTGAGTGGCGTAACATAGGGCTGATAGTCCTGATGTGCTACGAGTGGGGGCAACGTCCAGTAGATATACGAAACCTTAAATGGGAGGATGTTGAGTTAGATCAGAGGATGGTGACCATCACACAGAGTAAGCGTGGTGCCACCGTTGAGTTACCCATACCCGATAATATTTTGGAGATGTTGATCGGGCAGAAGGAAGACTGGGACTTCCAACCTTGGGTAGTACCCCACCACAACGCTTCAGACGGTGCTTACAAGCCACTAACGGTTCATAACATGACCACACTGCTCTCAGAGGTTAAGGCCATTGCTGAGCTGCCTGACGATCTGAGGGTGGGTGACCTAAGGAAGACAGCCATAGTGCAGATGATTGAGAGTGGAGTTGACCACCTTGCAATTCAATCTGTATCGGGGCATAAGAATGTATCAAGCCTGAACCCATACAATAAGTTCAGCTTGAAGACAGCCAAGTCAGCACTTGATAGGAGACAGAGAGAATGAATATGATATGGTTACTGATATGGTTCGTGGTTATTCCCGAACAAGGAGTTAGGTACTATCACCTAGGGTCTCATGATAATGAGACACTTTGCCTTAGTGCATTGAAGGATGCAACAATCATGGTGAATGAAAATAACGAAACAATAGAATGTATAGGAGTGAATACAGATGATTGAAGCAACATACATTGACCACATGGGCAGTGACTTATCGGTGGTGAACGCAGCACGGGTTAGCTTCGGTAAAAAAAGTGAGGCTCTTGGTACTGTAACTGTAAATGGTCACACTAGACAATCACTACACTACAGTGACACTAAGCTGATAAACTATTTAGCCAAGCATAAGCACATCAGCCCCTTCGGTCATGCCTTTGCATCCTTCCACGTTAAGGCTCCCATCTTTGTGGCACGTCAGCTAGTCAAGCACAAGTTCCTACGTTGGAATGAGATCAGCCGTAGGTATGTCAGTGATGAACCTGAGTTTTATGTACCTGATAATTGGAGAGAGAAAGCTAACGATAAGAAACAAGGCAGTGGCAGTGGTTTTGTAAACGAATTACTTTGTGATGATACTGAGGAGTATCCAGATGACAAAGCATATTTAGCTGACTATTGGGGAATGGATACATCTAGTTATGTAGAAGATAACGTGTACTCTAATGCCATTGCGATATATGAAGAACTATTAAAAAATAATGTGTGCCCAGAACAAGCACGTATGGTACTACCACAGTCTATTATGACTGAGTGGTACTGGTCAGGTAGCCTTGATGCCTTTGCTGATATGTGCAACCTACGCTGTAAGTCTGACACACAAGCAGAAACACGAGAGGTAGCAAAGCAGATTGACCGCAAGATGATTGAACTATTCCCTGTATCGTGGGATGCACTAACGGAGGATGATGATGCCTAAACGCATACCCATGAAGGGTGGTGATGAGTATGATGCTCTCACTAAAGCACGTAAGTTTCACCTATGGAAAGCAGGACAGTTAAAGAAGATCAAACGTGCTTATAACAAAAGGTTACGTAGGTTTAACAAGGAGAATATAAATGACTAAGGATATCATTACCGTCACTGAGATAGAGGACAATGATGATGGTTCTGCCAATGTTACACTAGACTTGGACACAGAAACATATCATAAGATCTTTGAGTATGGATTCATCCAACTTATAATGAGGGGTTTAGAATATGATAAACAGTGAGTGGAGGAAGTTTATAGAATTGGAACGTGATGTGGGTGAGGCACTGTCCGAACACAGTGAGGATGTCGTCAACGAGCCGATACACTATGCCCGTTGGAAGATAGAACCTATTACCTACATCATGCGTAATGGCTTTGAGTTCTGGCGAGGCAACATAGTTAAGTATGCCAGCCGTGCAGGGTTCAAGTTGTACGAGGGTAAGACACAGGTCGAGAGTGAAGTCATTGACTTGGAGAAAGTAGTACGGTACGCACAGATGCGTATCAATCAACTCAATGGAGAGGATAAGTTGTAATGAAATACGCAGTCATGATAGAGATAGAGAGGGGTGAGTGGATGTACGTTGCAGACGAAGACCCTTTCACTATTTACTCTTCACCAATATTATTTAACAACAGGGAGCAAGCAGAAGAAGAGGCAGCTAAGTGGAACACTGGTATTGTGGTTGAACGTGAGGGTGATATACGCAGCTTCGATAAGTCCGAGAAGACTAGGGCTAAGATACGTTCTTACCTGAATAAGGAGCAATGGTAGTGTATACCGTAGAGTTTTCACACGATGTAATTACTATTATTACCCTTGACCAAGATGATGACTTCAACGATGTTGAGGTTACACTAACTGAAGATGGCGCTGTATTTATATCTCAGTACGATGAACAGTGGGATAGCACAGACACGGTACTACTTAGCTACCAACAGCTTCTTGATATAACAGCAGCAATGGACAGTACAGAGGGAATGTTTAGGTTAAGAATAAGGAATTATTAATGGAACTTTGGATTGCCCTATTCATGTACTTACTTGGCATGATGCTAGTCTTTGGATTAGTTGAACCCCTAGATGATGACAATAGGAACGCCCCTATAAAACTGGCCTTGACATGGCCCTTAGTTGCTGTCATGTATATCTGGGCTATAATGATGGATATGTTTTATGATGATGAAGACAGGAGATAACCCGCACTTAGCTTGCCCATATGAGGAGTGTGGATCAAGTGATGCATTCAATTGGAACGATGATGGATTTGGTCATTGTCATTCCTGCAGTAGATCGTACCCAGAGAAAGGCATGCCAGCCACCTTCTCATGGGCAGCGACAGATTATCCACTACGGGAGAGGAGAGACCCGATGACAATAGAAGTTAAGAGTTCAACTTACAGTGGCATACGAAGTATTGACGCCGATGTCTGTGAGATGTACGGTATCCAATTACAACTAGGCGAGGACGGTAAGCCAGTACGATACGCTTACAAGTATCCGCACACAGTAAAGTACCGCATGTTCAACGACAAGTCTAAGTCGTGGGTCAAGGATCGTGGCCTAGGTATGAACATGCTGTTTGGCCCTGAGTTCAATGCAGGGTCAAGCAATCGTATCTATATTACTGAAGGAGAGTTTGACGCAGCCAGCCTGTATCAGATACTAGGTAAGACATTCCCCGTGAAGTCATTACCTAGTGCATCTATCGGAGAGAAATTCATCAAGCACAACCATGCTTATCTGTCGTCATTCAAAGAGCTTGTGTATGCAGGTGAGCTTGACGATGCTGGACGTAGGGCAGCTGACAAGTTGTACCAAGCCTTCCCAGATAAGTTCTACTATGTGCCGATGTCAAAGCATAAGGATGCCAATGAGTTCCTTGAAGCTGGTGACGGTAACGATCTCATGTGGGCTGCACGTAAGCCTCAGAGGTACTCACCAGAGAACTTCTTCTGCTCTGATGCAGATGTGGAAGCGGCTATCCTTAATGAGAACCCTTACGAGTATGTACCCACTGGTCACGCTGGCCTTGACGATAAGATCAGGGGTATGGTTAAGGGAGGTCTTACCTTTATCAAAGCTCCTCGTGGTATGGGTAAGACCGAAGTTGTACGGTTCTTTGAGACCGGGCTGTTGCGTGACGATGATACACGGATAGCACTGCTGCACATGGAGGAGATGAAGTCCACTACCTACCGTGCTATGGCTACATATCACTTAGGTGTGAATGTCCGTACTAAAGATGATGCAAGAGAAGCAGGTATCAGTGAGGATGATGTGATCAAAGCTGCTCAGGCAGCAACTCAGGGTGAACGTACAGTTATCTTTGAGATGCGTGGTCACGATGATCCACTCAAACTCTTGGACTATGTGAGGCTGTCTGCATCTGTGTACGGTGCAGGGTTCATCTTTATTGACCACGTTCAACGACTTGCCTACCTGTCCAACACTGGTGTTGATGGTGCTACCAGCACACTGACTACACTTGGTTCACGTATGGCACAGCTAGCCAAGGAACTAAACATAGGTGTGATATTTATCTCACAGGTCAATGATGATGGACGTACAAAGTATGCAGCATCACTTGAAGAGGAAGCTATCATATGTATAAAGCTTGAGAGGGATGTTGAGTCTGAGGATGAGATACTTCAGAACACCACATCTTTTTTCATTGACAAGAACAGACCATTCGCTAAGTTGGGTAATGCTGGGTCACTGTACTACGATCCAGAGACTACGATCCTAACAGAAGATGCACCATATGAAGGGAGTATAAGAGCAGCATGATAGTGTTTGATGTAGAAGCTGACAATCTTTTGGAAGATGCCACAAAGATACACTGCCTGTCTTATACATCTAATGGTGAGGACTACCACACTCTCTTTGACTACGATGATATGCGTGAGTTGATCCTAAATCAGAGGGGTTTGATCGGGCATAACATTGGGCGTTACGATGCACCACTACTGGAAAAGATCTTAGGTATTAAGATCAAAGCTAGATTGTTTGATACTCTGCCTATGTCTTGGGTTCTAAACTACAACAGACCTAAGCATGGGCTTGAGTCCTTTGGCGAGGACTTTGGTATTGAGAAGCCGAAAGTAGATGACTGGGAAAATCTCTCTCGGGAAGTCTATGCTAATCGCTGTGTTGAAGATGTTAAAATCAACTGGGCTTTATGGAAGAACTTGTTGGGTAGATTCCTGTACGTCTACAACAACGACAAGAAGTTACTCGATAAGTTCTTTCGTTACCTTGAGTTTAAGATCTCTTGTGCAGCAGCAGCAGAGGTTACTGGTTGGAAGCTTGATGTGGATCTTGCTGTTCAGTGTGTTGATGCACTGACTTCTGAGCAAGCAGATAAAGTAGAAGAGCTTACATCAGTC